CCCCGGTACGAAGAAGCCCTCACCCGGCTTTAGCTTCGCCCAAGGATAGATTATTACCATCAAAGACTTCGTCCCTAAAAGTTATGTGCATGGTGTTCACACGCATGGCAGGGCCGTTGGTACGGGACAGCATATCTTTCTTGACGTACTTGCAGGTAAACAACTCCTCCATCTGCGCCTTGAACTCGTCGTAGCCAAAGCTCATGCTCACGCAATGCTTCTTGAGTAACTGCTCTTCAATGTAGAACTCTCTGTAACCCGGTGTCAAAAGCCCATGCTCCACCCTGCCGAGCACCTTGCTCTTGGTGGTCGAGCGGTCAACGATGTCGCCGTTGTCGCCCCACGCTGCTAGGATTCTGCCCTCGACTTTCTTCAGAACGATAAAGCTTCCGTAGTTGTCACCGATGTAGGCGTTGAGCACATCTTCAGCAGAGCGCACACTATTCTTTATAATGCCACGGCCTTTCTCCACAAGTCCTTTCAGAGCGGTGATGACCTTGTTGATTTCCACGTCTAGGATGCCAGAGTACTCCTTACGCAAAAGAATTGCCGCCGCTACAGTTGTAGTACAGCCTGCGTGCCAGTAGCGCTCATCGTCGTTAAAGTTAAAAACCTTCTTCAGATGGATGTGTACCTTGCGCACAATCTCCTCGGCAGTCTTCTGATTGACAGCTAACCACCGAACCCAAGCCTCACCCGCTACGCCGTAGTTGCGTTTGATCTCAAGCAGAGTCTTGCGCTCTTCTGAGTTCCAGATAAGTTTCTTGTGTGGACACCACTCAAGCATCCGCAATAACTCGCCGTTTGAACTGTGCTTGCGTGCCCCCGCCATGTAGTCGGTTAGCTTCTCGTTACCAGTCATCGTGCAAGTAGCTGTCCACGTACTGTTATTGATACGTTCCTTGTTGGAGCCCGACTCCATACGCTCCTTGCCCTGCCCCTCGGCATAGTCAAAGATAAAGGCAGGTGCCCACTCCATGTCCTTGCGTTGGGTGTTGGTGATCTCGTCGATCAGAAGCGGCATGCTGTTAAGCAACCCCGCCCTTTGTTGCATTGCAACAGGAGAAGTACTCTTGCCTGTGCGGTAACGCAGTGGGTGACCCCACACACCAGCCTTGGCACTTAGAACTAAAGACTTACCTGTACCTGACCATTGTGAACCGATGTGCCAGACGAAGCCTTCGTACTCAGTGAAGCGCATAAGCGGTGATCCAAAGGAATCCAGAGACACAGCCAAGGCTGTCTCCATACCCTCTTTCTCCACAAAGATCGTCTTCCATAGGTGTTTCCACGTAGCCAAGTCGCCCTTGCCGTTAGTGTTGCGGTTGATGTTCTCAAGCCCGGGCATAGGTATCCGAGTCTCGCGCCCATCTTTACTGAACACGCGGTTGTTGTAAACAAACGACTGATCTGCTTGCCACCCACATTGGAACGGCACCTCGACAGGTTTGCGGTTCTGAGAAGCATCGCCCACACACGAACGCACATACTCAAACAGCGTCTTGTCGTGACCCGCAAAGGTACTGACAATGTTCTGACTGGCTAGCCACTTGAGCGTCTCGTCCTTGCTGACAATAGATTTCTGTGGGAAGTTAAGCGTCTGCACGCCTTCGGGACGCACAGCGGCCATGTGAACCAAGTGGTCGTTCTCCATCTTCAAAAGGTCAACCACAAACAAGTCGTAGGGAACCAGTTGAATATTCTTCTTACTTTTCTTTCCTTCTTCGTCTTCCTCAGTACGCGTGCAGTACACGCCACCATGCTCGCCATAGCTGTAGCCACGAGGGGGCACAGGACGTACCACGCTAGGTGCTAGGGGTAAACCCGTATCTTCTGGCTCGTAAGATTCCTCAGAGTCAAGCTCAGCTTCGTCAAAGTCTTCCTCGGCAGGCGCAGACAACATGATTTCCTTGGCGGTGTTGTCCACCTTGATCTCGCGCCCCAATATCAATGGGTTGGTGATCTTGCCCCAGTGCTTGCACTTAGTACAAATTCCGGGGTTCTCACTGTCCATCTTCATGCACGCGTAGGGGCCTTTAATCTCAGCAATCTTCTGGTGCATCCGCTCGTGCGGGTATGGGTGCATGTCAGACAACCAGATAGCCTTCTCTGCGCCATCCTCACAGACCTTTGCCCAAGACAGTAGTCCACGCCAGATGGGTTCCTTGCCGTCCTCTGTGGCCGTGGCAATGTAGTCCTGCACCTGACCGCACTGGTTCTCAAAGTTACCAAACAGCGTGAAGCTATCTTGAATCAGCTTAACCTGACCGCGTGTCTGCGCCGTGGGGCGTTGGCCGGGGAGGTCTAGCTTGGTCGGAGGGGGTGCAGGCACCTCTTCCAATTTCTCATAAACAAGTGGCGAAAAAGTCGAGAAGTCAAAAATATCGCCTTCTTGGACTACGCGCACAGGGCGTGGCGTCGCGTACTTCTTCTTGTTGTTGGCAGTTCCGGGCACACGTAAGATGCGCGCAGTGTCCGCAGTCACCGTCATGTCGATGTTGAAGCCTTCCTGTTTGCACAGACGCTTCAAGTTCTCGGCAACAGGTTTCCATATAGTTGCAGGAATCTCGTCCTTCAACGGCCAGTAACAATGCAAGCCTCCGCCTGAGTCAACCACCCATGGCGTACCAAGAACGTCGAGCCCAGACCTTGTCAGGAACTCAATCAGCGCATCAGCCGCCGCTTTCTTGGTAGCGTACCCATCCAAGTCAACAAAGAACGACTTGAGGTACTGAGCTTCTTCAGCGCCGCGCTTCTTGTCAAAGGTAGCTACGCCATAGAAGACGTCGTAGTTGTTGGCATGCCACTGCTCAATCGTCGGGATAAGGTCGTCGATTTTGTCTGCATATACATGCTCTTTCTTTTTTGTGAGTTCTACCGCGCAATACAGGCCAAAACCTTCGGACGGCAAAACCACCGCTAAAAAATCAGCGGATGTCATGTGTATCCTTTGGTTATTTTAGTTCAGGGTCGTTCGCGTGATCTACGCCTGCGGCAAAACCTTCTTCAAAGCCACGCTTGTATCCGTGTTCTAAGCCGTTGCCACTACCATCAGCAAAGCCCTCGTCGTAGCGGTCTTGATACCAGTCAAGTGCCTTGGCAAAACGCTCACACAGAACTTCTACCCATTCTTTTGGCATGTTCTCGTTGCCCATCAGGTATACCTGACGCAATATTTCTTCGTCGCTCAAGTTTTTAGGTTGAATGCTTTGCATGTTTTTCTCCAAGCTTCGTCGCCCGTACTGGACGACTGTAAAATTTTAATAATAGACTCCACCGCAGGGCGGTAAGCCACGAAGACTTCGCCACCATTGAACCAGTTGTAAACAGATTGCCGAGAGGCTCCTGTCACTTTGGCTATCTTAATGGCAGAGAAGTCATGATGCACAGCCCATCGCCCGAGTTGGTTGCCCAACGTCTTAGGCGCTTTCTTGACTGCGCTAATTACTTGTGGTGAATATGACATTTTGTTAGGCGCTAGGACACGCAGAACGGGAAACGCAGTCGTGTGCATGTGAATGACTTTATTAACGAGGATGGAACCCCCCCGGCACACGCAATGCGACCGCCGACTGCGGCCTAGCGGATTCCTTTATTCTGCTTCGTCCCAGTCGTCCACCATGGCAGACAAGTCGGCCTTCGCCTTGGGCACAGCGTTGGGCTTCTTCTCTTCTTTGCGGACTACGGGTTCTTCATCATCCTCGGCAGGCAGAGGGGCAGGCTTGGCTTTGGTCTTAGCCTTGGGTGCGGGTGCTTCCTCTTCCTCGACCACAGGCGCAGGGCGCTTGCCTTCAAGCTTCAAAGGTGCGGGGGCGGCAACGCTGTCCATCTTAGAGAAAGACATTGTGATCGCCTTAGCCGCAGTGTCTGTCTTGCCTTGTTCCTGAATGGTTGGGAACTCGTCGTCAGTCAACCAACGCATAGCCTTAAAGAACAGCTTGGGCGCTTCGGACTTGGTGTCGAACTTCATGCGCGTGATGACCTCAGATGGGTCAATGTTCTGTGCGCCCAAGTGACGAGCGTAAGCTTGCAAGGCTCGGTTGTCGCCCTCTTCTTTGCCGAACACAGACTTGGCAGGCACAGTCAACTTCAACACAGCGCCTTCCATATCGTTGGCCAACACTACAGCAATGTGTTGTTGGAAGCGGCAAGCGCGGCTATTGTTCTGACCAGAACCGGCAATGTTCTGTTGGCATCCATCGCACTTGTTGTGCTGTGGGTTGCTTGCCTCAGGGCTTGGTGTCTTGCCGTCTTGTGACCAGCAGTCAGGCGCAGAGACTTCGCCATCGTATGCCTTGGCATAGAACACGCGTGAAACATCAGGCGCGGCATTGACAATGACTACGTCGAGGTAGCGCTCTTCGATAGCGGCAATCTCTTTGCCGCCTTCGTTCAAACGAAACACACCGCCTTTGATGGAGATGCTCTTGGTGCGGTTGCCAACTGCACCCCCGGCTAGGGCTCTAGCCATGGGTGACAACGATGTGCGGTTCTTTGCGAACGCGGGGGCTTGGGATGGGTTGAATAGAGCTACATTGCTCATAATGATTCTCCTGATTACTTAGTTGGTTTACGAACTGAAATGGCGTACTCTGTCATAGAGTTAAGCCCTGCGGGAACTAGACTGGGATTCTCGGACAAGAACGTAGCCATGTTGGTCTGCGCAATACGCTTCTCCAACAAGTCCAACGCATCGTGTTCCTTGATGAACTCTTTAAAAGAGTCCCAGTCTTGTGTGTTGTAGCGTGTCTTGGTAGACAGCACTACGGTGCCTTGGTCTGTGCGTACACTTGATACGCCAAGCTTGAGCATCTGGTCTTTGAGCGCGATCTTCACAACGTCTTGCTGACGCTTGATGTCCTCGATCTCAGACTCGTACTGAGCGGTTAACTCTTGTACGCGTGACTGCATCCTGCGGTACACCTTCGCCAACTTGTCCATGGGGACAGTGACGTCTGTCGGTGCTTCCTGAGGAGCAGGTTCCTCATCATCTATGTTTAACATTTACTTCTCCTTGAATTATTTTATTGTCAATGGTTTGACAGCATAGCACGACTGAATTGATTTGCAACTCCTTTCTTAAATATTTTTTACTTCGCTGTCGAACATGCCGACAAGCATTGCGTGATCGGAAACTTTTGTATTCATTGCCTTAAATAATTTCTTTTCAATAGGGCTTGACTCAATGTGTACCACAGTGACTTTGTCCGAGTCTTGACCTTTGCGGTCGGCTCGTGCTATGCACTGCGTATACATCTCCACTGACATGAGTGGGCCAAAGAACACAACTGTGTCAGCGGCAGTTAGGGTAATCCCGTGGGCTGTCGCTTGTGGTTGCAACACCAGTACGCGGATGTTGTCGGTAGTCTGAAAGTCGTTAATGATCTGACCACGCTTGGTTGCTGACACGTCGCCATGAATCTGGTCAACGGCATAGCCATGCTTAGTGAGATGTTTGACGATGGTGTCAATGCTAGAGCGGAACAAAGCAAAGATGATTACCTTGCGGCTTGTCTCTTCTAATACCTCCTCCAGTACACCAAGGCGAGGGGCGGCATCGAACTCAACAACTTCCTTCTCGTCTGTGTACGCCGCACCACAACTGATTTGTAGCAACTTGTTTACAGCAACGCCTGCGTTGACTGCGCTGATTGTTTCTCCGGCAGCTTGGAAAAGCATCTGCTCTTTGAGTAGCTTGTAGTACTTAGCTTGCTGTGGTGTCATCGGCACTTCGCGTGTGACTGTGATGACGGGCGGTAAGTCAAGGCACTGGTCTTTGGTGAAACGTATTGCGGGTTGAAGCGCTTCGTACACAAGCTCTTTAGCGTTAGCCTTCGGAGCCCACTTGAACATGCTGATCTTGTTCATGACCTTGTCGCGCCACGATGTCTGGAATTTAGGCACACCGCTTGGATTAACAAACTTAGCCAGACCATACGCATCCACAGGCGACTGCGATGCAGGCGTACCAGTCATCATCCACAAGTATGTCTCTGGCTTGATGATTGACGCAAGTGTTTTCCATCTACGCGTTGATGGGTTCTTGTATGCGTTGGCTTCATCGACAATCACCAAGTCAAACCTACCATCAGCGTTGATCTCAGATGCGATTAAGTTAAGGCCGTCATAGTTGGCAATCACAATCTCGTAGTCTTGCTGAATCATTTCAATACGTCGACTAGCTTGAGCATGGTGCGCGACGATGGCAGAGCGATGGATAACACTGCGGTTGATGTCACCCATCCATGCGCTGTGCATGATAGACAAGGGGCAGAGAATTAACACACGACGAACTTCACCACGCTTCATCAAGAAGTCAGCCGCCCATAGCGCAGACAAAGTCTTGCCAGTTCCGGGGTCGTTAAAACAGAACGATCTGCGGTGTAGTGTGAGGAAAGCCGCTGTCTCTCTTTGGTGAGCCATTGGTATAAACTTTCCCGGCCAGTCGTAGCGCCTAGTGATAGGCGATGGGACATCTTTCACACCGAGATTGCGTAGCACGCGTGCTTCATCAAGCCCCCAATACACGGCTACTTCAAAGATGCCGTTCTCTTCAGACAGCACCTTATGCTTTGGAATGATCGCGTACTTGTTTGGGTTGCGCGTGCGCAGTACGAGCGCTTTGTCGTCAACTATCTGCATGTGGTTTGTCTCGTAGTATGTAATGATTCAAAGGTTCTGCCGGTGCCATCCGTTCCCCTATCAAATGTCTGACAAGTTTTCTATCACTTAACTCCTGCACAACATCTGCAATGTCTTCAGCGCGTATGTTGTACATATCTTCGGACGTCACCACACGCCCACCAAACCGCACTTCCCATAAGTTACGCAACACTTCTGTTGGAACATCTTCGAGCCCTGTCAATCGTTTTTGATTTACTTTAATATCCTTAAGGGTTGCTCGTGGGTCAGTCCAACCCATCTCGTAGCGATCACTAGCTCTGTATTTCAGCGTGCTCATGCGTCCTCCTTCAGCCTAGCCCACGGCGAGTTGTCTGAGTGATGGTTTAGTTCTTCCATCTTTTTATTTGTGTGCAGTCGTGCTGACGCATCAGACCAGAAGTCGTCTTCTATCTCCGACACATCTACCCATGTATCTCCATAACGTGCACGCCACAGATTAACTAACTCTGATAAAGGTATCGAATACACAGGGTCGTTGTTAGGATTGAACGAAGTCATGGTCATAACACTATCTTCTTCATCCATGGCGTCTATCAATTCACTTTTTACTTTTCCCATTTACTTCTCCTTGATTTATTTTGGATTACGACACACATACTTAGAGCGGTCGGTTAGGAAGTGAACCTCAAGCTCACCTTCTCTTCTCATTCTGTTGTACGCGTCTTTGTAGAACGGGTCTTCTGTTACTTCCACCAGATCAACCCAGTCATGTCCCCAACGCGCTACCCAGAGATCGATAAGTCTTGCAGTAGGTATGTCACTTAATAGAGTGGTCTGACTTTCGCGCATACGAACGGTTTGCGCTCGCGTCTTTGACTCGGAGATTCGAACGTACTGTTTTTCCACCTTTGGATAGTGCTCTTTTGTGATCGACATCTTTTCCATCTCCTTTATGTACTAGTCCTTCCTTCTCCATAATTGCTCGTGCTTGATTTCGAGCGGCACGTTTCTTCTTGACAGCGGGTGTGCCGTCATACTGCGCGTACTCTTTTGCGTATGGGCGTGGTTTGTTTACGTAAGGCATAGTGTTCCTTTATTTCATTTGGTATGTTTCGCGTACTTGCCGTAACACATCTACTACACGCATGTTTGGCGAGTCTCGTATCTCCATGACGTCATGCAGTAAACGCATTGCGAGAATGGTTGCACATTCTGGGTGCAGGATAATACTACCGTGACCATTGGTCTCTTGTCCACCGTCATGTACCATTGCCGCACCGCTATGGTCAACAATAATATCGTGGCCTACTATAAGCTTTGCACTACACACGTGGCAGTGAGTAGCTACTTTCATCGGCGCATCGCCGTAACGTCCTTGGCTCATAATTTCTCCTAGTGTTTCTTGTTGAACTCGCAAGTCTTTACTGGGCACCAACCGCACAGTGGCGTTTGGTTTGGGTTCCATACGTCATTGGCAAAACTAGCTTCAAGCCGCGCTGTACGCTCACGATAGTCCCACCAGTGTTTGTCGGCGTCATCTCGTGCCATCGACATCTTGACCATATCATTTTTCACAATGAACAGCAATGCTGAGTTGACCTTGCGGATGTGTGGGAAGTGGGCAAACACCATGAGCGACATGAGAACTAACTGATCTCTATCTGGATACTTGTTGTTGCCAGTTTTCCAGTCACCCACCCACGCCGTGAGGTTGTCGTCGTCAACGACTAGGATGTCAGCAATGCCGCGCACCCATACGTCTTTGTCTTTCCAACCTGTTGGCTTGAGGTCGACAGTCAGCGCCATCTCATACTCAGCGAGCTTGCGCCCATTCTTTTTCAGCATGGCGTCCACCACAGGTTGAAACTGTGAGTACTCAGCGGGTATTGGTTTGCCCTCCGCAATGTAGTCCTCAATAGCTTTGTGTACCTGATTGCCGTAACGTGTTGCCTCAGTCTCAGTGAACGGATAGTTCTTCAAGACCTTGACCTCTTGGTAACGGCGTTGGCATCCCTCAAAATCTTTGAGGGCTGAGTGTGACCATGCGGGTTGTTTCATAGTTGGGCTGAGTTGATTGCACTTGATAAGCGATTGGCGAAAGCACTGACAAACTTCTCGTCACTACATAGCTCGTGCTTCATGTCGTGTAGTACAGCGTGAGTCATCTCATGCCAGAACGTGTCAGACATTTCTTCTTTGCTGAGTTTGTTGCCCTGCATGTCATGTGTTGCCATCCATATAATGCCGTGTGTGTAGTCGATCGTGGCAAGGATGTTCTTTGTCTTTGCTTTCTTGACTTTGATAACTGCGTAGGTCTTGGTGCCCACAGTAATTTTCTTTGGTATCTGCATTGCTTCTCCTAGCTTTTTGCTAATCCATATCTCCGGTGAGCGCCACCGTCAGCGGACAATGGTATGCCTTGCATATAACTTGGCTCCATAGTCATTTGCGCCAAGACCCAAGTCTTAGCGTCAACCACTTCATCGTCAGGTACAACAGCAATCAGTTCGTCATGCACTGTGCCTGCGATCGGGTACTTCTTTGATACCCTCAACATACCATCCGTCATCACAATGCGAGCCAAGGCTTGCGTGATGTTGTTCGTTATCTTCCCTGCATACAACTTGGTAGCGTGTGGCCCGTAGACTGCTTGGCTCCTACCTTTGTCGTCCTTCACATAGCGAAGATCAGGGTACAACAACTTCATTCCGTTTGGTAATTCTATCTCACCTTTGCGGAACGTAATACATTTATACACCAGTTCTTCGCCATTGACAAGCGACCTGTGTAAAGCTGTTTCACAGAGACTCCAGAACGCTACAACAGGGTACGCAGTTCTCCTATACGTATCTATGATAGCTTTGGATGCAAGCACATGGTTTAGAAGATCTTCAGTTGAGCAGGTGTGCGGTATCTCCAACAGCTTGGTATCAATGTCGTTCAACTTCACGAACGCTTGTGCATACTCAGAGTCAACGCCTAACTGCTTCGCAAAGTCCCGCGAGTACCTGACCGGTGGTGCACCGAGGAAACCGACGAGTAGTTGAGAGGCAAACGAAGCCCAACCGAGGCCGTAACCGCACCCAAGTAACGCAGACTTTGCAGATTGGCGTAGGTCTGGATGAGTGTCTTTGGTGAGGTTCGGTATGTTAAACATCTGAGCCCCGAAAGCCGCGTAAGGGTCACCACCTCCCTTGAAGATGTCGAGCATATCTTGGTAATCCGAAAGCCACGCGAGAACTCGAGGTTCAATCTGAGATAAGTCCCCAACGACCAGTTGGTAGCCCTCGGGAGCCATAATCGCTTTGCGTAGGAATGAACCTCGCTTGAGGTTTTGCATGTTGATTGCCGAGCCTTTGGCCGCTGTCCACCTACCCGTCTGCGCCCCGTAGTACGAGAGCGGAACTGGGAGCGTGCCACGTTTGCCGATGTCAAGGAATCTTTGGGCACGCGTTCTCTCAGTGGTTGATTTAACTTTAAGACGCGCTTGACAAAGTAGGGCAACGTCTTCACGTTCACTATTAAGCAACGTCTGGAATAGTGCATCGTTCTTTGCGAGGGCAAGCGTTGTCTTGCCTGTGGTCTTGCTTGTCTTGGTTGGCGGAACAACTCCGAGTTTCGTAAGTAGTTCAGCAAACTTTGGGTTCGATGCCAACTCAGCATCCTCCACGCCGAGCCTCTGTAATAGTTGTTCACGAGCAGTTCCTTCCTCGGCTAGTGCCTTGATTAACATTTGTTGGTCTAATTGCAACAGCGGACGCGTATACATCTTGAGCGTCATGTCGATGAGCCGTAGCTCTTTCGCAGGGTAGCCTTTAACAAGTCGTTTGAATATCTCCTCGCACAGAAATACATCATGGGCGCAGTAGTCGGCAAGCTCTTTTTCAATTTCCGGCGTGAGTACTGATAGTCCGTTAGTGGAGTAAACAGCATTGCCTTTTGGGGGGAGGGAATAATCGGAGGCCAGTTTTGCAAGGGAGTTGCCGACTTCAACTCCTCGAAGCGCTCGTCCCATTGATAACGTATCAAAGATGAAACATGGTCGGGCGTTATATCTCCACTCCATAATTGATACATCGAACTGTGCGTTGTGGGCAAGCACTGCGGTTCGTCCCCAGTCAATCCCATCAAGGTACTGACGTAACTCCGTATCTCCAAACCATCTAATTGGTTCATCGCTTCCGTATACATGGACGCAAGCTCCGAACGCTCTGAATTTATCATGGCGTATGTACTCCTCGGTTGTCATCTTAGAGAGCGTGTACTCTTTGCTATCCCAGTACGTCTCAAAGTCGATGGTTATTATTTTGTCAAATGGTTTGCTCAATTAAAACTCTCCTTGGGTGGTGCGTCGAGGACGTTTAGAAAGCCGAAAAAATCGTTTGCCGCCAACATGAGTTGCGACGCCTCCATCTCATTACAGTTTAGGGTAACGACTCCTGCAAACGCATCCTCTGCGCGACCAATGATGACAACGCCTTGCGCGTTGCCTTCTCCGTAACACATCACCAACTTGTATATCAGTAGCTTGAAGTGCGCCTGCTCTTCGTCTGACATCTTGTTAATGCGTTGCTCTAACTCTTCTTGTGACATTGCTTCACTCATGATTTTTTATCTTGCATTTCGTACAAGGTTGTCATGTAAGCAATCATCATCTCAAGCGGGTATTTATTGTGGTACGCAAGCATGCACATGTAGCTCATGAGCGCAGAAATACCAATGTTTGACTTTTGCTTTCCCATTGCGGACTTAAGAATTTCTACCGCAGCTTCTACTTCTTTCATCTTGCTGTTAAGTTCACGCGTTTCTTTTATGTCTTTGGTCATGATAAGACCTCCTTTAAAGTTTGTATGTTGTCTTCATTGATGACAACGGCTGTCCCCCCTGCGCCACGTATGCGGCTTAGATGGGCTTCTTGTAGAGCGGTGGTTTTACCCTTACCCGCTTTCGCTTCAATGCCAACGAACTTGCCGCCAGCACACACGAGAAAGTCAGGCACCCCTGAGTTCCCGTATCCTGTCCCGATGGGCATGGCGTAGTACACGCCCAACTCATCTAGTATCTTGCGTATTTGCTTCTTGACTTTTACTTCTGGTGTTGACATGTCAACCTCCTGTTAATTAGGTGAGGGGGTAAAGTAGATTACGCGCCCCCTCGTATCGCGTTGTGGAATGGCAACAAGAGGTAATTCTTCAAAGGACTGACGCCCCTTGTTGCCGACAAAGTGTGGTCGCATCTACTGGGCTTGCACAAATCGTCTTATCGTAAACACGTCAGTCCTTGGATTCTTTTATGCTTCTTCTGCCAGTGTAGTTTGGTTTCGGGCAGTTGTCAGGTACGTCAACGACGACCCAGATTGCGGCTAGTGTGTTGCGGTGAGTTGACTTCTCCCACCGATCGACGTACACGCCAAACACACCCTCCAATGATTTGTTGACAGAACGAACGTCTATGCCAGTTAGCTTAGAAATATCGCTTGACTTCAAACCATCGGGGTGCTGTTTGAGTAACGCACGAATAATATTGTGGTTACTTTTCAAGTTTCATATCCCTTACATAGCAAGCAAAACTCGCGGCTGTGTCACCAAAGGCTTTCATCTTGTCAAACTCCTTGGCAACTTCTTCAAGCACTTGGTTGCGCTGTAATGGAGATATATACACATCAAAGACGTACGGCTGTCCTTCTATGTCCTTCAGTATTTGTTTACCAAGGTTGCTGTGCTTCTCCACCTCGTTAAAGGCTTCGTCTTCTTCACTTGTCCAGTCAGTCATAGCATCCCCTCTTCTTCCCAAGATTTGTATTCTGCTTTGTAACGCTTCATGAATTCACGCATTGTGATTGGAGGCGGTACTTTTTTGTCAGCGTATAGGATGTACCAATTTTCTAGGACAGCCTCCAATACTTTTACGTTTAAACCAAATGCATCAGCTACCGACACCCACACACCATGAGCCGCCTGAGCACACGCCCCTCGCCAAATGCCCGCTATAGGAGAATCGTCTTCAACAATGTCACAGTCTTCGTCGGCAAACATTATGTTGTAAGCCTTTGTAGCCTCATTTCCAGCATCTATCCAATCGCGTGCATTGGTGGATTCAAAGTAATTGTGTAAGTCATCGGCAGGATCGTGCCATAAACCATCTTCAACTCTTGGCGCGTCCAAAGAATCACGCCAAGTTTCTATGAAATGAATTGCATTTTCTTTGGTCATGCTTGCTCCTTTGTGTAGAGTGGAATTGGTTTGTATGTACTACACGGCTTCTTCCACCTAAAGTACTTGTGCCCTACTGCGTTCTCACAAAGGTATGCAATAGGCAAAGGCGCAGTTACTGAAAGCGTACCTGACTGTTTAGCTTCAGGTAGTTCTAAATACTTCGCGTATACATGGTCAGCAACAAGGGCGGCAAAGTGCTCAATGTCACCATGCAGAGTCAGCCCGTTGTCTTCAATCAGTTTAATGATTTCTTCTTGTGTCATGTGTTCTTCTCCTTGAGTTTGGCTTCATGTGCCGCCATAATGTCTGCAACGTATGGTTTATTAGCCAAGCTGATTTCGTGACGCTCCTCTTTGGTCAGCCCTACCCATTCCTGCTGTGGATACAAAGGCAACACCTGACCAAGCGGTGTAAACAAAGGGCTGTCTTTGTCTGCGCTGACCGCGCCATTGGACGGGTCATACCATGCTATTGGTTTCATATATCTTAACCCCCAAAGATTTTCTTCAAGTAATCATACAACTCGCGTGCCTGTAAGACAGTCATGTGTTTGATAACTTCTTCTGGAGTCTTACCAAACACAATAGTATTCACCACTCGCTTGCTCACGCCTTCGGGTTGCAAGGCGGCAATGCCCTCACTCTGTGGCTCACGCGCTTTAGGCGCAGGCTTCGCCTTAACAACAGCCTTCTTCGTATACTTCTGTGACGCCTTCATGGGTACGTACTCATCCACAGTAACGCGATAGCCATGGTTGTTATCTCGCACAGCAAGACCCGCACGAACGAATTGCGCCATGAGAGCCGTGACTGATGACTCTTTGAAGCCATGCTTGATGAGATCACGACTCGCGGCGGAGGCGGTAGTACCCGGGTGTAACTTTATATAGTCAAAGGTCACACGGGTTACGTTGTTCTGAATTGTAAATGGTGTTTTTGTCATAAGTTTCTCCTTGAGTTGTTGTCCTGTGGGGGTGGGTTCCCACGCATCGATTGCGTTTTTAAGTGCGGTTTGAATATCAGGCATGACCGTTTCCTTTCTGTTTATACGTCCAAGCGGGGGACTGGGCGAGCAACCAACCACTTGTTGCCAAGAGATCGCACAGAGCGAACCCACTGGCGTTGGTAGCTACGAATTGTTTCGGGTGGTGCATCGTATGTAGCAAATATGCGCCGTACTTTGGTGAGGTATGTGGTGTCCATGATTACCTTTCAGAAGTTGAACTTGTCGAGGATGGCGTCTACGTTTCTCTTGACGTCTTGGCGGATAGCCTCGTTCTTTCGCAGATCCGTAGGCGTAACGCCCACAAGTAACTGCTCTAACTGACTACGTGCAGTCTCAAGGGCAACGTCATTGGTTACGTTCAACGCCTTGGTGAGGTCACACAACTCTAGCGCACCATCGACAAGCGTGTCGTGAAAGCGCCTTTGCTTAGCCTCACCGCCTACATAGTCAGTAGTCAATCTGTCTGACATACGTTTGAGGTGGGTGCTAAGTCTCTCACGCACATCTGCCATAGCAGAGTCGATGCGTTCCTGTGTCAGAGATTCAAGGCGAGCCTTGAGTTCTGCCTGTGCTTGGTTGCCCACGTCTACGCGGAAGTCCCCCGATGATGGGACTGGCATGTAGTTAACGCGGAATGAGAACTTAGTCATCATCTCGTTAGCGGTGGGGTAGTCATCTCTCTTGAACATATCACCGAGAGCCAATGCCTGCGCCGTGATAAGCGTAGGGTAGATAACAACGAAAGCCTTGACCAGTGCCTCCATCTCTTCCTCGAAGTCATTCATGCGCTCAGTGAACTTCATGAAGTTGACAGTAGGTAAGAGGCGCAGACCTGAGTCAGACCAAGGTGCTGTGTTGTCGTACACGAATTGACGTGCGCGACCGACCGCTTGTTGAATGATATCCAACTCGGTGCGACCTGCGAGCAGGTGCTTGTTGACACGGGCGGCATCTTTAGCCCCCGCGTTCTTGCTTGCTACCACTTCGTTGGTGGTAGTCTTGTCTAGCTTACGTGCTGTCCACACAGAAGCGTTGAACTCCACAAGCATAGCGCATGTGTCGATGTTGAGGCGAGGTGTAGTTGTCATGATAAGAACTCCTTGTGATTACTTGGTTGAGAAAAAGATTTTGTGCTCGGCTAACATACGACCGAACTCATTGATCGTAGCGAACATAGCCACACGCTGACTTGTTGCCACTGTGTTGCAGAAGATAGACTGCATCTCTGCACGCATACGCCACACGTACTTGACGATGGCTTCTGCTTCTGTCCTGTCCGCTACGCGAGTAACGAACTGGAATACCTGAATCAACTGCGCCGTAGGGTTGTCGGACAGCGGTGCTGTATCAGGTGACTTGATGACACGCGAGTACTCGCAGATCTCACGACCGAAGCGAATGAACGATGACAATGCCTGTGCAGTAGTAGCACCGACAGTACCAACGAGAGCCGCCTCAAGTGTGTCGTCATCGAGAACACCAAGACCCGCATCGAGGATGTCACTAGCGGCAACCAACGAGCGAGGTGTAGCGTATGCAAGTTGCATAGACTTGGGGTTGAAGATGAAGCCGTTGTCCTTGGACAAGTCCTTGCCCTCGAACATACCGCCCTTCTCGTAGTCAAGGAACGACTGCATAACGCGTGGTTCGTTGCTGACGAAAGCAATAATCATTGGGTTGACGCCATTGTCAGTAGCCCACTTGACCCACTCATCAGCGCTAGGCTTACGCATCTTGACGAACACCAAACGATTACGCAAGTGTGCTTGAATGGAATCACCAAGACCCTCGATGGATAGATTGGTAAAGCACACGACCACACTGCCCTCGGGCATGCTCAAGTTACCGACCCTGCGCTCATAGATGATCGGAGCCAACACGTTCTTGATGAACTGCGGTGCCTTGGCGATCTCATCAAGACCTACGAGGATAGGCTTGGAGTTGTTGACACCGAGTTGGTTGAACGCGCTGACACCGAAGCGTTCGTTGGGTAACTCACGAGACACGCCATTCTCACGATCGAGGTCAGGCATCCACACAGAGCCGTCAGACAACTGAGTGCAGTCAATAGGTTGCACAGCGATGTGGTCAGCAAACTTGGGTAGCTTGCGTAGTGCATGGAACAGGGCAGTCTTGCCGATGCCGTTCTCGCCCTCCACGATTACTGTGCGCTTGTCGCCGATAGCGGCAATGAGGGAAACAACTTGTGATGCAGATAAGAATTGATTCATGATAAAGATCTCCAAAGATTAAGTTAAACAGAAATGTGCAAGACTTTGCCATAAGTAGGAACGAATGACTCGTTCTCTACCACACCCCACAGAGATGGCATTGGGGTATTCGGGGTATCGCAACCAAGGTAACCATCTGTCAACCAGACGATTGCCCGAGCGTCGATCTTGTGTTCCCTGATGTAGTCGACAACAACATCAGGAGTAGTACCGCCACCGCCCTTGGGGTTCATGAGCGAAGCGATCTGTTCGTAGTCAGCAGGCTTGAATGATTGGTCACCGCATACAGTAGTGTCCCACCACA